CATTTCTGCCAACGATTGAGAAGTTTACCATACCCACTCGCTCTTCGTAGTGGCGTCCGGTCTTGGTGTGATATTCTGAGTTCATGACATATCGTTCTAGTTCACTAAAGAATAGCGCTTGTTTCGCAACGGTGAATTTATTCTCATACTCAAGCGTCCAAGAGCTGTAACCGTCTGTATCCGGTATCTTTTTATAGTGTGCGTTACCCATACAAGAAAATACGCCACGGGTTTTATCAACCACCTTACGGCTTAGTTGGTCAACAATGCGAGGGAAGGAGCCCCCCGATACTATATAGACCTCTCTGTCTCGCTGCCAGCTATAAAAATCTTTGGCGAACCCTTGGTCTATTTTACTTTTTGCGGGCGTTAGGGTGCCATCTACATCAAATAAATAGATAGTTTTCATCGAGTGTAGTCGTCCTCAAGTCTGACAACATCGTCAAGATATGGTGTACTAACCTCTACAATCTCCACTGATGATTCATTAGCACCAAAACGATGTATCTGTCCTGGATTGATGTGAAGACTCTGGCCTGGTGTAAATTTTTGAATTTTGCCTTCCTCGTCGTAATTATAGAGAGTGCCCTTTAGCACATAAATTGTCTCTTCCTTTACTTTATGGTATTGCTTCGACAGCCGATGACCTGCATTGATGTGAAGAACTTTGCCGATGTAATCTTGAGTCTCTGCCCAGATAATTTCGTGTCCCCACGGTTTTTCTACTCTCTTCATATTATCTCCAAAACAATTGTACTGATACTATCATAAACGAGAGTATAACGCAAACTAAAGTTTTTGGTGTGAACATACTTTCATTGAGAAAATGCCACGTAAGGAGCGGGAACGTAAAATAAGACATACTAAAAATTAAGAACCTGGGGCCCCAGACTTCTCCCCACTCTTCGTAACAAAGCTTGATGCCGTACCAAAAACAAATCCCAGTAGGAATTGAGAACAATACTGCTGCCATCAGGGGCTTGTCTCTCCACCAATCCCAAACAAATTGAGAGTTTAACTGAAACCATCCTAGCGTTTGTCCAACAGCAAACAGTAAGCATGCCACCATTATATTAAAAGTTGGCAACCACCACCTCCTGAGCGTTTTCGCAGTCAGTCGTGATTTTTCCGTATTGATCAATCATTGTGACATTAGTTTTTTTATAAAAATTCTGTATTGCTGTGTGGTAGTTGTAATGAAGTATGAATTTTTTATCACTATTCATCATTTTTTTTAGGGCACGATTATTGATTCTTGATTCCTCTGGTCCATAACTTTTACCATCCTCAAACAAATTATAGCTAAAGTTGCCTACTGGGACATAGATATAATCAGCTTCGGTGTCAAGATTAATTATTTTCGAAACTTCCTGTGTTGGCTGTTTTATATAATTTACAGAAAAACTTTCTGGTTTTTTAAAATTCTTTATTTTGGTAATCGCTAGGATATTGTAGTTATCCTGCTGCAGCGTGCCTCTTGAAATTAAGCCATCGCTGGAACACCTGTTCAAGAGAAAGAACAGTGCAGATCTTAAATACTTATTTTCATATGTGTACCATCTCTCTTGGAATACACTAAAATATTCTGGTGAATCAAAGCTAAAATCCGGGCTAGTAACAAGTTGATGGATCTCTTCTGGATTATCAATCAGGCACCTCCAGAATTCGTATACAACATACGCATTAGTGTATGAATTTATGCTATGACCAGCAGCCGCAAGACTTAACTCACAAGCGCCAGAATAAAGACAATATGTGTCAAGTGATGACTGGGGCGAGAGCAGCGACTTGATATAGCCCACAGATGTTAGTGTCTTCACCGAATCTTTAAGTGGCGTTTTCATAATTAGATACTTCCTGGGCTAACTTTCGTTGTTTTGCATAGGTGTCATCCATATTATCCATCATCTCTTGGACTGTAGTGTTCATATCAGGGTCGACCTGTGGTTCCGCAGGGGGCGCCTGCTCGAAGACTGTGTTGGCTTTATGTTCTAAATACTGGGAAACTATATTCTCTACATTTGAAAATAAATCTGCGCACTCAGCAAGTTGTTTCTTTACGTCGATGGCACATTCAAGAGTCTGGAATGATAGTGTTTTGTCAACGGATACGTTTGACAATTCAGAGAGCGTCTTGAGTTTGGCAAGAGCTTTATTATAGAGCCTTGTTGTTTCAGACTCAAGTTCACTCTCCTTGATTCTGTATGATATTGTTATATTATTTTCCATACTTATCCCCTAATCAGTTTTCTATCGGAGTTAAGGGAGCGCTCGACAATATCGGGAGCACCAACAACCACTATTTCGGTACCTGTGTGCCCCCTGTTGATTGTTAGTTTCGTAAATCGGTGCCCAATCTTGAGGCCCTCAGTGAGAGGGTTTTGTTCATTTAAGTGATGAAGGCGTGGCTCCTCTCTAATCATTACTACATGCTCGGGGTTGACGAAGACTTCTCTAAGTGAGTAGTCGCTCTGTCTCGTGGTTAGGGTGTTGTTTTTGCATATTTCGGTTAGTCTAACTAACATCGTTCCTCCATCGGATAAATACATTTCAATGCCACAGCGCGCTCTTGTCCGTTGGCGAAAACAATACAAGTATTAAATGCTTCCATCTCTAAAAATACGGCTGTAATGGGCTTATCTGTTTTAAAGTAATTTACATTACTCGTGTTTTCTTTTACGTGCCACATATCGACATCTTGCGGTATGTAAATTAAATCACCTTTTCTTATAGTTAACACGTTTTACTCCGTCTGGATAATGCCATAATTAGTAGTAATTAAGGTGCCGGCACAACTTGCTGCGTTTTGTAGTGCAGTTCGTGTGACCTTTACTGGATCTATTATACCAGCATCAAATAGTTTTGTCAATTCTTGATTCTTGAAATCCCAACCACATTCCGTGTTTGTTGGATCTTCCAGAATTTTAGAGATGATGATGTCAGCCGAATTATCACCCGAATTCAACGCCATCTGCCTGATTGGTTCTCGGCAAGCTGCTTGTATTACTGTAGCTCCTAATGCTTGATCTTGACTCTGAGTGGTGATTACCAATGAATTGCTGGCGCGCAGCAACGAGGTGCCCCCACCGGCCACGATGCCTTCATCCAAAGCAGACCTGACCGCCTCAAGTGCATCTTCAATGCGATGCTTGCGCTCAGTCATTTCAACCTCAGTGGCACCGCCAACACGTATTACCGCTACACCAGAGGATAGGCGAACAATTCGCCCCTGCATACGTTCGCATTCTTCTATTGAATCTGTTTCTTGGATCTGCGCTTTGAGCCCTTCAATTTTTGTTTCTACCGATTCAAAATCACATTCTCCGCCCACAATTGTAGTAAAATATTTACTGCATTCGATAGACTTAGCGCTCCCCAGATCCGACAACGTTACATCATTTAACTTTGTGCCGCTTTCTCTGGTTATAAAATTGGCGCCTGTCGAGAGAGCTAGATCTTGTAATAGATCCCTACGTTCCTCTCCATAGAACGGAGCCTTGATGGCTGCAATCTTTAGCGTTCCGCGCATTGCGTTCATAATCATAGCTGCCAATGCTTGGCCTTCGATCTCTTCTGCTACAAATATAAGCGGTCGGCTCTCTCTTGCTGCCATCTCAAGAATCGGCATGATAGGTTCGACCGCAGAAATCTTGTTGTCCGTTACTAATACAAGAGGCTCTTCATGTGTCATAGTGGCGCGGCGCTCATCAGTAATAAAGGCGCCTGCTGCATAGCCCGATTGAAATCTGAACCCTTCAGTGATATCAATCGAAGTTTCAAGTGAGCGAGATTCTTCGATTGTAATTGACCCGTCCTGTCCAACTTTATCAACCGCCATTGCAATCAGTTTGCCAATTGTTTTGTCGTTATTAGCTGAAATCGCAGCGATGTGTTCAATATCTTCGATACTGCGGATTGGGTGGGATAAATCTTTCAGATTAGCTACCACCTCTTCGGCTGCTAGCAAAATACCCCGCTGTAACTCGGTGGGAGACACTCCAGATGCGATGAATCTTTGCGACTCGCGAAGTATTGCTCTCGCCAGTACAGTTGCGGTAGTGGTGCCGTCGCCCGCATCTGCGTTTGTTTGGACAGCGGCCTGCTTGATAACCTGAACTGCGGCATTCTCTATGGGGTCTTCTAAGGCTACAAATTGTGCAACCGTTACCCCATCTTTTGTTATGAAAGGAGTTTTGCCTTTCTCTTGTAGTAAAACATTTCGGCCGCGTGGACCGAGCGTGGAGGCTACATTATCTGCTAATACATTAGCACCTCTCATAATTTTTTGTTGTAATGTTTGATTGTTGTCGTATTCGCGACTCATTGATACCTCAGAGTTATATTATATTATAATCACAAATTGTGATTTTGTCAAGGCTTATTTGTCAGATTTTAAAATTTCTTTCGAACTGATGTTGTTAGCATTGTCAATGGACGCACTAGCCAGCGAATCATCTGACAGACCGCCAGCAAAGAATGTATTTAAACTGTCCGAAAGAATCTTAAGTGATTGGAAAATCTCCATTACTTCTTCGTTCAGGATGTCTCTAATATTGCCGACCACCTTCGCAACCTCTTCGCGACCAACATTAATAGAGCCTAGGTTCAGTGTGCTCGTGGGGGGCCCTTGAGATAAGGCTTGTTTTTGATTAAGAGAAAAATGGCCCCTTGTGAGATAGCCCCAACTATTTTCCAACGCAACCCTTTTTTGGCGGTCACCCATATCAGTGTATGCTTTTGCTGACTCTTCGGGGCTTAAAAATTCACCTTCGGCAACCATACGCCTAATCTCCTGATTGCGCTTGTCTGCTAGTTTTTGTTTCTTTTGGTCGCCAATGACGGCGTTATTGGCTGCGATAATGTATCCTGCTAAGTAATAATCACTAACTACCTGACCCTGATCGTTTTGCACGGGCATCCAGTCAAAATTTTGTAGCAATTGCCTTAGCTTATCTTTGTTAAGAGTGGAGCGTCCACGAACAACACCCTTGTTTACTTTATCTTCGCCTATCTGTTGAACCCAGTCATTAAACATTTCATCTTTTTTTCCATAGTCGATACCTTGCAGAATATCGTTAGTTTGCATTTGCGACAAAGAAATGCCCTTCATCTTGAAAGCCTCGTCAAGATATTTTATAAATATCTTTTCTAAATCCTCATCACTTGGTAAGTTGGCCTCACCGGGGAGTGTATCTGCCATACTAACACCATCTACCCTACCGGATTTCAGCGCGCTAGCAATCTGCTTGGGTATCCTAATACACTCCTGTGATCTCTGTTTCGAGTTAGCAATGATGTTCATAACGTTCTTGAGGCTAATATCAAACTGATAGAAATCAATGCGCCCTTCTTGTTCTAGATCGTCGCCAGATAGAGTCTTCGTGCAAACGACGTAGCGCATTGCTCCACCAATGGCGCCAGGCCATTTGGGATCGACTAGATCTCTTACAAGATCTGTGTAACTACCACCAACCTCTAGGTTACCCTCTTTGTATAGTTTAAGGCTGACTGGGATTTCTTCGCCAGTAGATCTGTCTACGTAGTCGGCAATTGTGCCTGTATTGGCTGGAATCTGATAGCCATTTACGAGTGCCGCTAAGAACGATTCGAAGCTAAAGCCCGCAGACGACGCGTTAAAGTTTGTGATAACTTTTGTTAAAGTTTTATAAAACACAAGGTAAGAGATAGCTTGCGAAATTCTTTTAGTTCTTTCATCACCTGCTTGAGCCTCAACCATACTGATACCATTCGTGTAGAATTGTGATACGCTCCTAATCTTATCAGCAAAGTCAGAGCCTTGAATGTTGCTTAAGTAGCCTTCAAGCAACTGTCTTTGTGGTCCTTTAATTTCTTTTTCGTCGGCCTCGTCAGGGGTGCGCACATCTGACCATCCGATTTCTGACACCTCTATGTTTGGTATCATTTTCAGGATCATTTCGATTGCCTCATCATCACTGGCTGCACCTATATTGGGGACCTCTTCGGCAATAGTCTCTGTCGACTCTTCAACCGCTTCTTCAATCATGTTGATCAAAGTTTTTATATCAATCTTTCTAGTTTCTTCAATAAAGTCTTTGTCAATCACGTCGTCCAAAGAGGAAGCCTCTTTCTGTTCTCTAACTTCAACAAACATATCTTTCAAATAATTACCCATTTACAAAACCTCATATAATTTCATCAGCGATGCCTAATTCGACTGCTTCTTCTGCCGATAAATAGACATTCACTTTGCGTTCCAGCATTTTTTTAAGTTTAACTCTTGTGAGTTTGGTTTCTGAGATGAGAGCGTCACAGTACATATCCTGCAATTGCTCAATTGCTTCCAACTCATTCATCATATTGTGAAGTGATCCGTGGTTGCCCCCCATTACCGAATGTATCATAATTCGACAATTCTTACCTACCTGTCTCTTACCTTTGGTTCCAGATGCTAACAGTAGCACACCGGCTGACATCACTTTGCCAAGACCAATTGTTTGAATTTCTGTGGTGTCTCTCACATTTCTAATCACATCATACATAGCAAACATATCATCTGCATTTCCACCATATGTTGATAGGTAGAACTTAACACCCTTCCTATCTTCTGGTTTCGACTCTAAATTCATCTCGTTAAAGAATAACACATTATGGATGATTTCAGCTATTTTTTCTTCGTGAACATCGGCAAAAAGACCCACAATTCGCAAGTCGGGCTCTTTGGGGCCCCCACCACCTGCGCCTGGATCTAGCAAGATGATTTTTGGTTCTTCCTGCGTATTTATCAAGTTTTTTATTTTCTTTATCATAATAAGCCCCTCTTAGTATTTAGGTCGTCCAAGTATTTCATAGCAGAATCCCAATCGTTAAATTCGATAATCGTTGAAAAATGTTCGGGTATGTCTTTTAAGATCTGGGACACTGAGGATTTTTTGAAAAACTTTATATCATTGTCAATCAGTAGCTTATAATTGTCCACTTGTTCGCTTGAAGCTTCTTTCTTTTCTAGTTGATTGGCTCCGAATGATTTGACATATGAATAGTTTTGTAGGCATCTTGCCAATATCAATAAAGATGCGACCACAGAACTTTGCAACAATAGGATACTAGCTTTAGCATTCTTGTATGTCGAGAACGTTCTATGGGTCACATACCCAAATAAAAATACCAAAACGTATAGTAAAAATTCCACTTTAACCTCTAAAAAAAATAACCACTAAAGACAAGCTCTAGTGGTTATATTATAATAGCTTAAGATTGATTTGTCAATTTATTTTGTTAGTCTTTTCATAATTCTTTCAGCAAGAGCGTCGACCATTTGCTCTTTCTGGTTAGTTACCTGCAGTCTCTCTGCGACCCTGCGTGCAACTTCAGAAACCAGATCTTCATCGGATTCTTCCAAGTTCTCATCTGCTTCCATCATGTCGACTTCATCATCGGCAGCCATTTCAAGTTCATCACCCCCTTCCGGCTCCAATTCTTCTTCGTCGTCCATTTCCATTTCGTCTCCAGGCTCGTCCATTGCAGCCTTGAGCTTATCAGCTAATGCAATGATTGCGGCAGCTTCATCATCTGACAGAGTCATTTCATCAGCATCACCCATCATATCATCACCCATCATATCTTCAGCATCGTCCATCATATCTTCAGCATCACCCATCATATCATCGCCAACATCGGCGTCGAGGGCGAGTGCGTCTTCTTCCTCTTCGGGGCCCATATCTTCTTCTTCCAAAGATTGGTCCTCATCCTCATCATCTCTTTTATAAATTCCGCCCATCTCTTGAATTTGATCATCACCAACAGTTGTAATGTTAGCAAGTTTCAAAAATTTGCGGATCTCTTGTTCGTTTAGTAAAGTCTTTCGAGCCATTATGTAATCTCCTTAAGCTATAAAACTCAGTAATAAATAGTGCAATATATTCTATATTTCCTTAATTTTCAAAAGAACTTAATATTTTGCTGTTTTTAATTTTTAAAAGTGCTTTCGTTTGTATCTGTTTAATCCTAGCAAACGATACACCAGTCCGGTCTGCAATCTGCCTTAGTGTCATTGGTCCATTTTCGTGAACTGCAACGAGCGTACAATTTAGCTCGTTTTTAAAATCTATCCACAGGCGACAGTCTTTATTGGGGCACTCAATGTTCATTTTCTTGCAGGTTCTCGAACAAAAGTTTAATCCATCTTTATGTTTCATAAGTCTGGGTGTCCTTCTTCGATGATATCAAACAGGTTAGAAATCTCTCCCTCGCTAAGTCCGAAATTCTGTAGTTTTTCTTTCCCCTTCTCGATAAGTTTTTTTGATTTTTGTTTTCTTGTTTTTGATTGTGGTTTTACATCATCGATATAAGACAAGATCCTATCATCGTTATTTAGATATCCCGTTATCATACTTCTGAAAAAATCTGATTGCCTTAGATTATCGTGCTTGAGCCTGATTGTCAATTGGGCATGCCGGTGATCATTCTCGGTAAACACCACTCTTTTTGTAAGCTTTCCATATTCAATATCATTCGACATTACCAGTTCCTCGATAAAATGTGTGTTTTACTCTCTGATAATCCCAGCGACGTCTGGACAATAAATTCTGCTTTGGCGTGTAGCTCCGGTAGGGTCCGGGCGCCTGAATATGAGAATCCCGATCTAATCCCTTTTTCAAGATCTCTCAGAATTGCCTCCACAGGGCCGCGGTATGGCACTCTACTGGCAACACCCTCGAAAGAGGAGTACTTTCCTCGCCAGTCCATTTGTGCTTCTTTAGAAGCCATACCTCGATAGCTCTTCCATCTTGAGCCGTCTCTGCTCGTCAGTATCTCTCCGGGAGACTCGTCGGTTCCAGAGAGTAGAGAACCGACCATAACAGCATCAGCCCCAGCAGCCAGGGCTTTTACAATGTCCCCCGAATTCTTTATGCCGCCGTCTGCAATGATCTTGATATCCCTATCTGTCTGCGCGCACTCAAGGATCGTCTGCAGCCCGGGAAGGCCGTGACCAGTCTGAATCCGCGTTGAGCAAATCGAGCCACCGCCAATATTGCATCGAACCGAGTCTGCTCCCCAGTCCGCCAAGTCATTGATTCCCTCTAGAGTCGCGACATTGCCTGCCATCAGGTGCACATTTTCAATCTTGTGTAATTTTTTAATATTTGCCAATGCATCCTTCATTAAAATATGATGGCCGTGCGCTACATCCACGCACAGTATACGAGCGCCGTGCCTGATAAGTTCCGAGGCTCTTTCTAGATAGTCTCCAGAGATACCGACGGCTGCACCAAAAACAGGCGGTATTCTTGTTTTTTTATAGGCATTTTTCATTAAGTTAATTTGCTCTGGTATCGTGTTATACCTATGGATAATTGCGGTACCGCCGAGTCGACTTGTGACAATGGCCATATCAGTTTCTGATACCGTATCCATTGGTGACGCTATGATAGGTAACTTAAGTTTTAACTTGTCACCCAGGGCCGACGAAATATCAATTTCGCTTCGTGAGCGTATGTCTGAATATTGTGGCTTCAGTAGCACGTCGTCATAGGAAAGCCCGTTAGGGTATTTTTTAGTTTCTTGTATCATATGCTGCTCTCAATAAATTTTCTAATATCTTTAATGTAGTACCAGGTTTTTTCATTTGGCTTTTCTGGATCGCCAAGTACTCTAATTTTAATATTCCGGCTTGGGCCCCCACGAAAGCTAGCAATCGTCGGGACACCATTGATTTTGATTATCTTATCTAAATTGCCTTCAACATCATCAACATTAAAAGCAAAGAAAAATAAATTCTTACTATCATCTTTGTATGATTCTGCTAAGTCTTGATAGTAATCTTTCAATGCGTGACATAGGTGACACTCTTGTGAGTAAAACTTCACAATGCAAGTTGCATTTTCAGAAAGCTTACCGTTTTTTAATCTTCTTAGGGTTTCAACCCCTATTCTCTCCACCATTTTTCATAACCTCTTTTATAATTTCATTTGCTCTGTTCCAACATTCAGGACAATAAAGCCTGACTGTGTCCTTGTCTTTTACGACAACATTCCAAGTTTTTGCCATCTCTTTACTTTTTTTATCAAACGACTTTTCGCAAGTCAGGCACATTTCTGGTAGTTTTTCAAAAAGTGCAACTTGGTTTGCTATCTTTGAACTGCCATCTGCCTTTTTTTGAGCCTTGTCAAAAGCCCTTCTCTGTTTGCGATTCACTTTTTCTTCCTTCTCTTCTGCGAATCGCGATACATCTTAGAACGCTGCATAAGCTCATCATGACCTATGCTGGGCTCTTCTTCTGCAAGCTCTTCTTCAACATTAACCTCTGTGGGTTCCTCTGGTTGGTTGGACTCAGCCTCGGCCGCGGTTTGGCTGGCAAGAGTGCCAGAGTATTGCTGCAGCGTGATAAGGGCGCCTTCAAGTTGTGCCAGCGCAATAGAATGTTGAACGATCTGATCAACAGTCTCCGTTGACGCAGGCCTGTGATATAAGTCTTTAATAATTGCAAATCTCTCAACTGCTCTAGACTTGAGCCTTAAAATTGCTGATTGTAATACTTCTTCGGTCATCATATACTCCTATCTGTTGATACCTTCTACTCTCCACAATTCATCGCCGCCATCAAATACTACGACTGCTGATGGGAATGGTGCGGAATTCTTACTGTCACCAAACTTTAGGCGACCTTTCACAAAGTGAATCTCTGATGCCTTCATTACATACTTGTGCCAATACTTGGTATCGGTTCGGGCCGGAATGAGCATAACTACCTTTGTGCCAGTTTTCATAGCTTCATTGTAACCTTTTTCGATCCACTTGTCAATACCCCTTCCATACGGAGGGTTAACAAAACAGGTGAAGCCTTCCCAATCTTTCTCCAAACCATTCTCAGCCTTTGTAAAGAAGTTAGCACACTTGGTATTGTGTGTGCTTGCGCAAGGATCCAAATCAAAAGGACCGAAACGCCAGCTTAGCTTGTCAAAAAAGTCTTGTGGGGTTGCCCAGTTGCCAGTGGCAGAGCTAAACATTGTTTTTTGTGTTGTTTTGTTCACTTTCTATCCTTTCTAGTGATTTGTTATAATATGTCTCATCCATCTCGCAACCAACAAAGTTACGATTAGTTTTGATTGCTGCGATCGCAGTGGTGGCAGACCCAGCAAAACAATCGAGCACCAAGTCCCCTTCCTTCGAGTGCTTTTCTATCAAGGCCTCAAACAGTGGCAGACTTTTTTGCGTAGGGTGGAAACGATTTTTGCCGCCCTGGAGGGGGTATTCGTAAATACCCTTGTCATATTTGCTGTTGAACGTCGGCTTGGACTTCTTAACACCCAGCAGTGCAATCTCTCTACAGTTTGTAAGGTAATTTACTTTGCTGTTGATTGGTTGTGGGTTTGTCTTAATCCATTCGATAAGCCTGATTTGCTTAAACTTCTCGCCCTCAAGCATGTCCTTGAGATTAGTAATCTTCCACAAATCAAAGAATATAATGCACGTGCCACCAGGACGAAGAATGCGATAGAAGTGCTTAGTGAAAAGCTCAAGCTGCTCCATAGTAAACTGCGAATCCCAATCACCATAGTTGGTTTTAACGGCATACTTTTTACCGTAGATACTACCATATTTGAGGTAGTCTGCCTTATACTTCTTTAGCTTTCGCTTTGGTAATCCAGTGATTAGTTCAGACGGCTTGCCTTCCTCATCATAGTTGTACAATGACCGATCATTTTTTAGAAAATCAACCCACTCACGAAGTGTTTTAAGGTCCTGCCACTGTTCAACAGTACGTAGGTTCTTAGCCCCAGCCTCATCTTGCTTCGCTACATGATCGACCCACTTGTCCATACCTGAATCACGCGATGTGATATAAGGGGGGTCTGTCAAGATTAGATCTACAGAGTTGTCGGGTATATCCGACAGAAATTGCAGACCTTCTTGGTGTTTGAGGGCTATGTTGCTCATACTTTATTTTTGTTCATTTTCATATACCTTTTTTCCATATTGTTTGATTTCTCTCCAAGATACATTTGCACTAAGGCGTGGGTCCTTCTTAGTAAGGACATCTGGATATTTTGCTTCTAGCTTTGGGGTCAAAACGTCAAAGACATCAGCACCCTTCATCATCCAAGATTCAACTAGTTTTCCAGCGTTAAATCTATTATAATAGTGTTCGGGATATTTTGCAAGCTTTTCTTCAAATAAATATCTCTCTTGCTCTTCCCAAGTTTCTTGCACGGAAATGCCGGTATATGATCCCTTGCAGTTCTTTGCAATCGTAGACTTATATTCCACCGGCTGATTAGCTTGGTTAAACGCATCGGCACCAGAAAATGTGGTGGCCACTGTGTGACCCAATACTGTAGCTGCGTAAATCTCTTTACTTCGAGCATAACTGAATGGATCTCCCCATCCTTGCTGTTCACAAATTTGTGCCATTCGCTCGTATAGCTTGCGATATTCTTGCTCAGGACTCATCTGTACTCCCCAGGGCTCCATCGCCCCTGTCACTAATTGTAATTGGGCTTCCGTATAGGTCCCCTGAATGGCTAGCCATCGCTCTAAAATGCACTACTGGAATCATTACTAGTTGTGCAATCTTGTCCCCCTTGCGGACATATTGGGTGTTCGAGCCTACATTATGCAAATTCACAAACACTTCTCCATCATACCCAGAGTCTACCACGCAGGCGCCTACAATCAGAGATCGCTTAGCGGCTACTGAGCTTCTGTTTTTCACCTCTAACATATAGCCATGTGGCACTCCGAAGCGCAGCCCGGTTGGAATCACCTTGCTGTCACCTGGTTCAATCATAATTGCTTGATTATCTTGGTCAGGCGAGTAAAAAACGTCAAGGCCTGCATCAGATGGGTTTGCACGCTCGGGGCTGTGTGCATTTTTTCTAGCGAACGCATACTCAAGAATCATCTTCGTCTCCTGAAAACATTTGGAAGTTTTCTACTACTTCGTCGATATTCACTTTACCCTTAAACAGTCGATATGCTTTGACTGCTGCACTAATCTCGTCAGTGCTGAGCCAATTGTTTTCCTTAAACTCGGTTCGCAGATCTCGCTTCTGCTCCTTGTAAGGCTCCATTGCCTCTTCGATTGCTGCCAGTGAGCGGATATACTCCTTGACATAGCGCTTACGCTCTTGGTTTGTTGTAGCCATTAGGCCCTCCTATAAGTTCTTTATTAATATACCACACCAGTTCTGTGAAGTCAACAGGTTTTTATACAATAATTCGAAAAACTTGGTATATAAATTTTTTAATCAAGGCTGTCTTCTCTTCATCAGTTTCAGCTTGGGAAAAATTAAAATTGTAGGTGTTCTTGTGAGAATCTACCGTGCCTACGACCTTTTCGCTCTCGCGTTTCATCCAGCGAATTTGTTGGTCATAATTTTTTGGCACTGAGATGTTATACTTATCGGCATAATCAAGTAATAAATAATATTTTTTGTTCTCAAAGGCGTCATTGGCTTTTTGGAACATATTTATTCTCGACTTTATTTCGTCGTCTGGTAATGATTTATCTATTCGGTCAGGGTGAAGTTTGAGGGCAATCTGTTTGAACAGTTTCGAGAACGATTCGTGCATAGCTATGTCATCGGACGTCATTTCATACTCTTCAGCCCCCTCTAAGGGAAGATCATCATGAATTACTATCGCCGTATCGCCAACTGTATCTATATCGGGCTGATCGTCAGCGTCGTCATCAGTTATCTCTGGACGTCTATATAAATTGTCGAGCCTCTCTTTGTGGTTCTGATCAAGTTGAGAGATGTCTATGTTGTGCTCAGCACAAAATTTACGATAGTATGCTTCAAATTCGGGTGCAGAGGCCTTAGCTGACTCTCTGGTATACTCCAGTTCGTCGTAACAAAATCTCAATCGGGAGAGGGCGCGCCTCCACTTTAATTTTTTAGCGACAGACATGCTCTATATAGAACTATTCAAACTTGAAAGATACTCGCGTATCTACTATAAGCTCAGGAATATGTGAATAGTTTGCCAGGCCGTGCTTTAAGCACTCATCGGCATCTAGAAACCAATCAGCGTGACCTTTCTCGTGCACAATATCAAGGAAATAGTCCTTATGGTGGCCACAGTTCTCAGCCATCATTTGGAAAATCTTCTTGTTTAATCGATCGGTCTCATCGGCGCTGACCTTGATCTCTTCAACTTTACCCCAACTCATCGAGCTAACTTCGTGAATCATAATTGTAGCGTCGGGGTCTACGTAACGCATACCTTCCTGCCCAAAACTAAACAAAATTGCTCCACAAGACATCGCTTTGCCTTCGATAATAGTCGCAACAGGGATCCTGCTATGTTTAATATTAGAAATCATTGACATTAAACTATAGACCTGTCCACCATAGCTGTCTATAATTATTGGCAAAACTGGCTGACCTGTATTTTGAGCCTTTGAAACAACAGAAGAAAATGCTTTTGCTGTTGCCTCGTCAAATTTGTTGATTCTTGCTACGACCGGTAAATCGTCAAGAAGAGATGGTTCCTTAAGAAGCGGGCTGAACGTTTTGAGTATGTGCATTGGTTTTTTTATCCTAACAGTTTAAAAGTTTTTCCGATAGCATACGTGGAGAAGCCCCAGTTCTGATCATATTTCAGTCGAGCCATATATGGTCGGTTAAGGTGTATCTTATCCTTAGCGGGTTTTACGCCCCAACACCTTATCTTAGTTAGTTCGTTATTGGAGTCAATCACCTCAACAATCCAATAAAGCTTACCATTTTTTGTTTTTCTCTCGGCAACTTTGCGTGGAATAAACCAACAAACCTGTAGTTCTTCATCAAACTCAGAAATTGGCGGGATATACTTCTCCTTCAGTCTTTCAACCGTTTCATCACTGATAACTAAGTTGATTGGAAATACACCAGTTAGGTCTGATTTAAATTGTATAATTTCTTCTTCAGTAAAATCACCTTCGGGGCGGTATAGCTCAATATTTTCGCTAAGTTTCTTCAGGTTCTTAGGGCGATCCACAACACACGCAGACCAAAAATGCTTGCGGCCTGTGAAGCGCTCGTCAACCAGCTGGTCTAGCGCACCGCCTCGACATAAGGCATCCAACGACTTCTTGTTGAGCTTTGAATAAGTGATATTCTCATTAAACAACATTTCTTCAGCAGTCTTGATTGGGCGATTAGCTAAAATCTGTTCGATAGCTGCAGCGCCCAGGCCCTTAATAGAGGTGAGCGGTTGAATGAGTGTCTTTCCGTCATCATTTATCTCCCATACGGTACCTGATTTGTTGACGTCAAGGGGTTCAATCTCGAAACCAAACTGCTTGGCAATATTGATGGCCTTCTCTTTACGAGACTCGGGCTCCTTGTCCAAAAACGCTGCCATCCACTCAGCAGGATAATAATTATAGAGCCACGCGCATTGATATGAAATAATTGAGTAGGAGACCGCATGCGACTTGTTAAAGCCGTAGCCGGAGAAGAATTCAAACTTATCCCACAGCGATTGAGCCTCGTCCCTGTCAATGTCTTTCGCAACACACCCTTTAATGAATTTATCGTGAAGTCTACCTTTCACAGAGCCTTTGCCTGTGCCCTTTTTTGTAAGCACCTTGCGCAGCATATTTCCTTCGTCCAAAGTAAGGCCACCCAGCTTATGTGCAAGCAATGCAATCTGTTCTTGAAAGATGAGGAAGCCAAAAGTTTCTTCAGTGATTGCCCTAGCTTCTGGTGTAAGATATTTGATGCGCTGTGGGTGTTCCTTTGCTTCCACATAGTCATTATCAACTCCAGCCGAAAGTGGGCCGGGCCTAAAAATGGAGGTAATAGCCGAAACATCGATAATGTTAGTTGGCTTTACACGAGTGCAAAACTGCTGGGCTCCACTTTCTGTAAACTGAAAGATACCAGCCCACTTACCTGAATGGAATATCTTTTTGTAAACTCCTGGATCGTTCATATCCAAAACATCAGGATGTAGATACTTTTCATAGTAGTCGCGGACTTGTGCGAAGCTTGGGCTTTCAACATTATGATGACGACGCAACACATGTTCGATGCACCCTTCCATCATCTTCAATGTCGATAGACCAAGCAAATCGAACTTAATGAATCCCATCGGCTCAAGGTGTCGAACGTTCTGGCCTTCTGCCCACGGAGCTTGTCGAACACCACCCGAATTGATCAGTGGCATACTTTTGTCAAGGTTTTCGGCAATAACAACGCCGCCGGCGTGACGTGAACAAGAGCGAACCTGACCAACGAGGCCCTCAACGTGTGTTTTAACTGCTGGATACTTATTAAGATACGCTCGAAGCGTCGGGGAGAATTCAATGACCTCTTCCCAAGTGGGCGCATATACACCAGCTTTGATACCGTGCTTGCGCTTAGCATCAGGTGTAGCTTCACGGATCATAATAGAGGTGACTGTGTTGACTTCTGTAAATTCAATACCATAGAGTTTCGATATATCTTTAATGAGGGACTTAAGTTGTAGGGTGTTCCAGTTGGAAATCGGCGCAACACAATCG